CAGCAATAAAGATATTCAAAAATTGTGTAAAAAATTTGCCGATACATTTTTAGGTGATGAAAATCATCCAATGGAAGATGCTAGTGGAGTGATTGCTACCAAGAAGCAGGCCAATGATCCACGCTACTCAATGAGCTTGACTCAAGATGTTCGTCCTGGACAAATTGAAAAAAATCTTAAAGCATTCAATTTAGCAGAAGAAGGTACAAAATAATGTCAACAACCTATACTTGGACCATCGACAATGTGGATTGTATCCCAGAAGCTAACGGATTACTTAACATTATATCTGCAGTACATTGGAGATTGATAGCATCTGATGGTGTCAATACTGGAGAAGTTTACGGTAAGGTGCTATTAGATTTTCCCGATTCAGATAGTTTTTCCAACTTTGACACATTGACAGAAGATCAAATAGTTTCTTTTTTACACAGCTCAATGACTACAAGCGAAATAACAAAACAAATGGCTGTTGCTGATTATGAATTGAGTAAATCAAAAGAGCATTTGGCTAAATCAGTTCCCTTACCTTGGCAATAAAATAGTTGATTTTTAAAAAATACTCCTGTATAGTAATATATAAGGAGATTTTTTATGAGTAAAGCATTTGGTGCTCCAGAACAAGCAAAAATTAAACAAATTGTAGCTGAGGGTGTTACAGTTATGCAAGAAATTCAAGACCTTACAGAAGGCCTGAATGAAACAATCAAAGCAGTAGCAGAAGAACTAGAAGTTAAACCCGGTGTTATTAAAAAAGCAATTCGCATCGCACAAAAAGATCAATGGGATCAAGTATTCCGCGAGTTTGATGATTTAGAAACCATTGTTGATATCAGCGGACACGCAAACCGCAGAGACAACGAATGACACCATTACGTCCTAGTAGGCATGAGGAACCGTCAACACTCTATGCGGTGGATGACGATGTACAGGCCAACGATTTCTTGTTTAATTTGGCAGTAAATGCTATACAAGTAGCAAAGTCCGAATTAATAGAAGTGCCTAAAAATAGTGAAAAAATTCACGATTTTGTCTGGTTTAATGTCTTTCCAGGGGAACATTATAGGATTTTAAGGGCTTTTTCTAAGATTTTGAATGCCACTTGTATAACTGAGCTCGGAACATATACAGGCATGGGAACAGCATCCTTTTTACAGGCAAATAATAATAGTGTTATACATACATTTGATATTTTGCCATGGGATAGTAGTGCATCACATATATCTAAAGAAAACTTAAACTCGGGTAGGGTAAAATACCATGTGGCTGATTTAGCAGATCCCGCAGTATTTTCTCAATATAAATCAATCTTAAATCAATCCGATATTATATTTTCAGATGGCCCAAAAGATGGCGTATTTGAAAATAAGTTTTTGAATCTACTAACCACTTTAGATCCAAAACCAAATAAATTATTGATATTAGATGATACAAAAATATTACGAAATGCCAATATGGTGGAAACTTGGAGACGTATTCAGTCACCCAAAATGGATATAACATCTTTTGGACACTGGTCTGGCACTGGCATTGTTGATATTAGAAGATACAAAAATATTACGAAATGCCAATATGGTGGAAACTTGGAGACGTATTCAGTCACCCAAAATGGATATAACATCTTTTGGACACTGGTCTGGCACTGGCATTGTTGATATTAGTCAGCCATTACGATTTATATTTTGATTAATTTTTTATTACAAAGTTAACCGTTTTAATTGACTAGATAATTTCATATCTATACACTAGTAACAACTGATTAAATTCAGTAAAATATAAAGGAAACAAAATGAAGAAAATTGGCAAAGAAACAAAAACATACAAGTTGTTTACTGCTCTTCAAGCAGGCGATGTTGTTACTCAAGCACAGGCGGCTAAACGCTTTGGTATCAAGAATATCCGTGCTGAAGCAACTCGCATCCGTCAAGCAGGTTATGCAATTTATGCTAACCAACGTGTTGCCGGTAACCACACCACCGTTACTGAATATAGTTTGGGAAACCCAAGCCGTCGAATCGTAGCTCTCGGTTACAAGGCCCAATCAATGGGTATTACCCTTTAATTGTTAAAACAGTGACATAGGCCCACTTCGGTGGGCTTTTTTATCGTATGATGGACACAATTTTTAAACCCACGCTAACCTGGATAAAAGATGACTACAAATCTAATCGTTTTCGGTTCATTGTTGAGCTTGTGGCTTGGACTATTAGCATTTCGTGTAGCATTGCGATGGCGGTCACGGTACCCAATCCTCCGTTGGTTTTACTATATCCCACTTGGATTTTTGGCTGTATTTTGTATGCTTGGGCTAGTTTTACTAGGCAATCATTTGGCATGCTTGCTAACTATATCCTGCTTGTAAGCATAGATTCTATAGGCCTCATTAGAATGTTGGCTAAATATTTGTGAGAATGGTACAGCGAGCCATAAATCGCACTGTGGTATTTGAGAGCCGTAAATCTCAAGGAGAAAAACAATAATATGAGTTATGTCGACGCCATCTGGGATCGCGACAAAGACATTGTCAAAGTTGTCGAACGTGATCCAAAAAAGGGTAGAATCTATACAGATTTTCCAGCCCGTTATCTATTTTATTACCCAGACCAAAAAGGAAAATACAAAAGTATTTTTGGTGAAAACCTATCTAAGGTTTCTTCACGCACCTACAAAGAATATCAAAAAGAAATTAGAATACATTCTAGTCACAAGCTATATGAAAGTGACATCAATCCTGTATTCCGTTGCTTAGAAGAAAACTATCTAGGCAAAGATTCCCCAAAACTAAATGTAGCGTTTTTCGATATTGAGGTGGACTTCGATCCAGAACGTGGCTATGCGTCACCAGATGATGCGTTCATGCCAATTACTGCGATTGCTGTTCACCTACAATGGATGGATACACTGGTGTGTCTTGCTATACCGCCAAAGACGCTGACAATGGCTCAAGCTGAAGAACAAGTTAAAGAATTTCCCAACACCATACTGTTTGAAACAGAATCAGAAATGTTAGATACATTCTTAAATTTGATTGAAGATGCCGATGTATTAAGTGGTTGGAACTCAGAAGGCTTTGATATTCCATATACTGTAAATAGAGTTACCAAAGTATTGAGTAAAGAAGATACTCGCAGGTTTTGTCTATGGGATCAATTGCCCAAGAAAAGAGAATTTGAAAAATATGGAAAGACTGCCGTTACTTATGACCTTATCGGTCGTGTTCACCTTGATAGTCTCGAGCTGTACAGGAAGTACACATATGAAGAACGACACACTTATCGATTGGACGCAATCGGCGAAATGGAAATTGGTGAAAGTAAAACTGTCTATGAGGGCACATTAGATCAACTTTACAACAACGACTTCCGCAAATTTATTGAATATAATAGACAAGACTGTGCGCTACTTGATAAACTAGATAAAAAACTCAAGTTTATTGATTTGGCAAATACTGTTGCTCACGAAAATACTGTGTTGCTACAAACTACAATGGGTGCTGTGGCTGTTACAGAACAAGCCATTGTAAATGAAGCACACCATAGAGGTATGATGGTGCCAAGTCGTCCTAAACGAGATCAAGACATTAGTACACAGGCTGCTGGGGCTTATGTTGCCTATCCCAAAAAAGGACTACATGATTATATTGGATCAATGGATATTAACTCACTGTATCCTTCTGTAATTCGTGCGTTGAACATGGGTCCAGAAACTATTGTTGGTCAATTACGTCAAGATTATACTAAAGAAGAAATTGAAACTAAACAGGCCAAGGGCGACAGTTTTGCTGGAGCATGGGAAGGTAAATTTGGTGCCAATGAGTACGAACTTGTTATGAATCAGGATCGAGCTAATGATATTATCATTGATTGGGAAAATGGTGAAACAAATGTAATGAGTGGTGCTCAGATTTATGAACTAATTTTTGACAGCGGTAAGCCTTGGATGTTGAGTTCTAATGGCACAATTTTTACACATGAAAAAGAAGGTATTATTCCAGGGTTGCTTGCCCGCTGGTATAAAGAGCGTAAGGAAATGCAGGCCAAGCTCAAAGAAGCTATTAAAGCGGAGAATAAAATTGAAGAAGAATACTGGGACAAAAGACAATTGGTTAAGAAGATTAACCTTAACAGTTTATACGGTGCTATTCTTAATGCTGGTTGCCGTTTTTTCGATAATCGCATTGGTCAGTCAACCACTCTTACAGGCCGAGGAATCGCAAGACACATGGCCGCAAAAATCAACGAAGTCATTACCGGAGAATACAACCACATCGGGAAAAGTATCATTTATGGAGACACTGACTCCGCTTACTTCAGTGCCTATACATCCTTAAAGAAGGAAATAGATAAGAAAGAAATCCCGTGGAATAAAGACACAGTTGTTCAACTCTACGATACTATTGCGGCTGAGGTGAATAGTACATTCCCGCAATATATGTTAGATTCTCACCATTGTCCAAAGTCACGTGGAGAAGTTATTAAAGCTGGGCGTGAAATTGTTGCTATCAAAGGCTTGTTCATTACTAAGAAGCGTTATGCGGTGCTATATTATGACAAGGAAGGCAAACGTAGTGACGTAGATGGCAAGCCAGGCAAGATCAAGGCCATGGGCTTGGATTTGAAACGCAGTGATACTCCGGAATTTATGCAGAAGTTCTTAGAAGAAATTCTAACTGATGTGCTAAATGGTGCTCAAGAACCCGAGATTCTAGAACGCATTAGCGAATTTAGAACAGAATTTAAAGCCCGACCTGGTTGGGAGAAAGGAAGTCCAAAACGTGCAAACAACATTACAGAATACGAAGCAAAAGAGAAGAAATTTGGCAAGGCTAATATGCCTGGTCATGTTAGAGCAAGTATTAATTGGAATACGCTCAAAAGAATGAACGGTGACAAATACAGTCAACAAATCGTTGATGGTATGAAAGTTATTGTTTGTAAGATGAAGGCAAATCCGTTAGGTTTTACTAGCATTGCCTACCCAGTTGATGAGTTGCGATTGCCTAAGTGGTTTCAAGAATTGCCATTTGATCATCAAGCAATGGAAGCAACCATTATCAATAACAAAATTGAAAACCTTATCGGTGTATTGGAGTGGGACTTAGATTCCACAACCGAGAACAATACATTCGGTTCTCTATTCTCATTTGAATAAATTATTCATTGACAAATTATCTCGACCTAAATAAACTTATACAAAGGACTATTATTATGCAAGACTTACTTAAAGACATCGTGGCTCACACACAAAAACTTGGTTTCCTAAACATTGTTAAGGTTACTGGAACTGATGAATCAACATTAATTGATTCTATGGCAGATGACCGTACTGTTATTTTGTACGGACAAACTGCTAATCCTTATCCACAACTAATTGGCACGTTTGGCATGCCTCAACTTGAAAAACTACGTTATTTGGTTGATGGTAAAGAATATCAAGAAGATGCCACTATTGAAATTGTAAACGGCACACGTAATGGCGTAGATGTTCCAACAGGTTTACATTTTGAAAACAAAGACGGCGACTTTAAAAACGACTATCGTTTTATGAGTCAAGATGTTATCAACGAAAAAATTAAGACTGTTAAATTCAAAGGTGTTACATGGCATGTAACAGTTAGTCCAACAGTTAATGCTGTTCAACGTTTTAGCTTCCAAGCAGGTGCTAACACAGAGCATACAACATTCTTGGCTAAAACTGATGGCGACAAGTTAATTTTTGTGTTTGGTGATCAAGCAAGCCACGCAGGCGAGTTTGTATTTGCCACAGGCGTTACTGGTAAAATTACCAAGGCATGGACATATCCAGTCAATGCTGTATTAAGTATTTTGAAGAGTGCCGATGCTAACAATACTACAATGAGCTTTAGTAACGAAGGTGCTATGCAACTAGAGTTAGACAGCGGTATCGCAACTTACAAATATATTATTCCAGCACAGGCTTAATATGAACAACGGGATAAGGGCAATCGGGAAGTATATACGGGTCCATGCTGGATATTCATCTTCGCCTTATGTCAATATGAACAATCCCAGTGCAGGATTGGTTCGTTACAACGGATCTAGTTTTGAAGTCTATGATGGGTATAGCTGGATGACAGTTATTTCCCCCATTC